AAATCTTTGTAGCTTTATTAACTGAAATTATACCTTATCCAAGACATAAGATTTGTAGAATTATAACTACAGCAACACAAACTGGACATGATTTTGATGAATGGTATCCTACCATGTTTCAGAATGTAGAAGAGTTTGCACTAAGTGAAGGATGCGTAGCATTAGAAGCTTGGTGTCGTAAAGGTTTAGCTAGGAAGCTAGATTGGGATCATGAACATTCCGTAGTATATAAAGTCCTTAACCGCAATAAAGAGGTGTTATGAGTAAAGGTGGCGGTCAATCTGCTAAATATCAAAAGCAGGTTGATGCACAGAATAAGTATAATGACGAGATGCACTCATGGCAATGGGGACAAGCTCAAGATAATTATGCTTACCAACAAGAAAATATCGCTATTCAAAAGATAAACGACGCAGCAACTCGTAATTATCAAAACCAAACTAATTTTAATGGTTGGTTGAATAGAGAAAATATGCGTATGTATGAGTTTGACAAGCAGGTAGAAGCCTACAATGCTAGTGTTGAATCATATGAACGTCAGTTAGATTATAATGATATAGCAGAAGACATAGCTTTAGCTGATGAAAATCGAGCACATCAAGACCAGCTGATAGCGTTTGGATTCCAGAATCAAGATCTATTAATGAAGTATTTCCATGCAGGTGAACAAGCCTCGCTGGATACTAAAGGCTTAACAACTAAGATTAATCAAGCTCAGAATCTTGCTGGGTTGCAAGTACGAGAAACTAAACAAAACAAAGCATGGGCTGAAGCTCAAGCAGCTTTAGATAAAGCAGGTTTACGTGAAAGTTTAGCAGCTACCAAAGCTGAAGGTGCTTTTAAATCTCAAGAACTGAGGGTTGGTTATTTAGGTAAAGAAGGTCAACAACGTAATTTAGGTCAAGCTGGTAGGTCAGCAGGTAAAGCTATACAAGCATTACTAGCAACAACAGGTGCAAACCAAGCTGCTATGGCTGATTCTATTTCTAGAGCTGAATCGAAATATCAATTAGATGCTCGGAAGATTGCTGAAGGTTTAGGTAATACAGCCATCATGACTAACATTAGATATGATGAAATTGCTAATAACTTGAGGAACACTAGAGACGACGCTAAACAACAACAAGAAGGTATTGGTCTTAAGTTCAGTCAACTTAAAGATACTACTGACTTTGGTAGGATACAGATACAGCAGTCTATGATTAGTGCTGGAGAACAGCATAAAGCTAATAAGACTAAGATTTCTATGGATAAATATCAACAGGATATTAATGCTGCAAGTCAA